CCGCGGCGCCTACGTTTAAACAATATTGGAACTTTTGATTCTCTTATTAACCCGTAAGTTTCCACTTACTTTCTTAATAACTGATCCCCTATTAGGAGACCACTCCATCAAAGGAGCTAAGTTTTCTAAGTTATCAGATGTAGAGTTAATAAAATCTTCTGAAGATTTTACCTCCGTCCCAATATTATCATGTAATTGCGAATTTGTACACAATAAGTTTGGCTCTGTTGCTCTTAATGCAATAGATACTGGCTTAGCCTCGTATACAGTAGGAACTAATAGGGCCTTTTGGGCCTTAAGTTCTTGATCTGCAAGGTGAATAGCCTTGTAGAATTTCTGTAACGCGATAGTGTGCTTAGAAGCAACTCCCCGAATTGTAAAATCTATACTATATAGATCAACAAACTCAGGGAGAGCAGATAAAGAAAAGGAACCGGGAGTATTTATCTTATCAGGGTTAAATAAACCATAAAGATTAAAACTCGCAGAGAATGGTGCATTTCGCGCCTTCCAGATTTTGTAGCCGTAGAGCCACGGACCCGGAGAGATCAATACCATGGGTTTAAGCAACCATGATAGCATCTTATTCCTTGGGATTATTGGTATTTTATTGAAATTTTCCATAAAATATAACCAATTTTCCTCAGGAATGCGCAGACTTTCATTAACTTGATTTCTTAGGAAGGGGCTATACATCGCCGCTTCCAAGAATTCATCTTTAGAAAGTCCTAAAGCCTCAAGTGTCCAGATATTCAACCATTCGGTGATCATCAGGCCATGCTTTAGTAGACAAGTCGGCGCCATAGATGCAAACATTAGCATTTTATATAATTTCGTATCTTTAATTCCCTTATTGGGTTTTATTGATCGTATTTTATATAAACCAGCTAATATTGCTTTAACATCGCTTGGATAAAGTGTAAATGACTTTTGAGCCATTTCCACAAACAACACCGGTCACATAGTTACATTCTTAACAATACCTAATAATAGTTTTATCCCAATGGGAGAAAACTCACCAACGTGTGGATGGATCCACCGTTTGGCAAACTCAACTACACCAATTTCAGAAATTACTGATTTGGATAAATTGATTTCCAGACCTAAGTCCTTCATTATTACAAGGTATGCATCAGCTACTGATTTATTGGCGATTATAACATCGTCACCTAAAACAGCATAGTCTTTAAACCATATAGTGTGTCCCACCCGATAAGCAGCTTCCTGTACTATCATATGATGAGTAATAGCAAGCATTGCCCAAGAAGAGTAAGCACCCATAGGTTGTCCGACAGAGTAACGTAAGTTACCGATATCTGATTTCCAATCTCTATCAGCCAATACTTTTCCCACGTAGAATGCCCAAGGGCATCCTAACGATTCGAGAAGATCGACTTGTAGTTTCAAGGGTAATCTATCCGTTGCAGCAGTTAAATCGAAAGAAAAGGCAGGTAAACTATAAAGTCTTATTTTATCAATAAGTTTATTTATAGGTGCAATTTGATTATGAGTACCATCCTCATCTATTCTCTTTAATAATTTGAATAGTTGTGAATGGGTTGGTTTTAAAGCCAACTGGGACCATTGGTCCACTATACCTATAATCCGCATCTTACCACCACCTTCTTCGAAAGTAGATAATCTCCCTATACAAGGAGAGAATCCACAAGCTATGCATAATGGGTAACCGATTATTCCAGCAAGAACCAAGAAGATAAACCAAAACATTAAATGGTACATACTTTGTTTTCACATAAGTTGTATCAGATAATAAGCTTCCTTAGGTTTAGTAGTAAATGCAAAAGCATCCAATACCATACCATAAGTAGCAAATGGTGAATTCGGTCCAGAGGTTTGAGAAATAAACCATTTTGTTCCTGATCTTTTCCAATTTACTTTAGGAAGGTATGAACTGCGAAATTTAATCGTTTCGACTGTTCCTATGAATTTATCGGTTATTGTCCCAAACTTGGGTTTTAATCCTTTAACTTTCATAGCCCTCCATAATTGTAAAGCAGAAAGAACACCTCTAATGATCAATATAGGAGTTCGAGTATCTTGTCCACTTCTTAGAAGTTGAATTTGATATCTCAAACGTCCAGGTATTATCATTGGCAGGCCAGAACGACTTCGTTTTACAGGTATTCGGGAAACCTCATACTCCTGTTTAGCCAGCCAGCGTATTATGATTCGAGTACACTCTTTTAAATAGTTGATAGTACATATAGTACCACTTTTATTCATTAGATTAAGTACTCTTTCTCCTAATACGATAAATTCGTGCATAAATTCTTGCAATTGCAAAGCGTAGACTAGTAAGATTATAACTGATTTAATCATAGATTTCTTCAGAAATATTCGTACTGGTAAATTAGATTGCACTTGAACAAAATTATATTTATTTTTGTTAATATTATTGTTAGCATTAATTTATATATTGTTGTTTGAGTCAATTTAATTTGTACTATTTCGTCCATTATAGGCGTATTTTACAACTACCTCATTTTAAACTGTACGGGGGGCTAGCCCGCCTCGGAGTGGTCGCGCAATCTGGCTAACAACCTGATGTGTAAGAGCGTTTCTATAAAGGTCTAATAGTACCCTTTAACTCGTTAAAGGTACTCGTGGACCACCCGTACAGTTGTTTCTGTAAAGGCTGACTCAGATCTATTACTTAGTAATATGAAAGAGTTGGTTTAGGGGCTACCACGGTAGCTCACTTGGCAATCAATAATTGATCAAAATCATTGACACGGGGATCCAAGTTCAAGGAGGCTTTAGGC